ATGGCGACCATTGAAAAGCGCACTACCGGAACGGGCGGGACAAGCTACCGCGTCAAGGTGCGACTGAAGGGCGAGAAGCCCAGGACGCGAACGTTCAAGCGGCTGACCGACGCCAGGGCGTGGGCCGCGAAGGTGGAGTCTGACCTAGGCCACGGCGTGTTCGTGCCGACCACCGCAGATCGGCGGATCACCTTTGCCGACCTGATAGACAGGTTCATCGCAGAATACCTGCCGACGAAGAAGAACAACCGCGACAAAGCCGGGACGGTCGCGCTGCTGGCATGGTGGCGTGAGCAGTACGGCCACACGACGCTAGACCGGCTGAAGGCGCGCGTATTTTCAGAAGCTAAGGTGGAGCTGGCGAAGCGAACGAACCGTTACGGGGATCCCATCAGCGGGGCGACCATCAACCGCTACCTAGCCGCCGCCAGCGCCGTCTGCAAATGGGCGTGGAAGGTGGAAGGGCTGTTGCCGGCCAATCCCGTCCTGAGTGCTCCCAAAGCTGCCGAGAGTAACGGCGTGATCCGCTTCCTTTCCGATGATGAGCGTAAGGCGCTGTTCAAGGCGTGCCGGGAGTCTGCTGACCCGAACGTGCACCTGCTGGTCACGCTGGCGCTGGCGACCGGCGCGCGCTACTCCAACCTGCGATTCCTGCGCTGGGAAGATGTTGATCTAGTCGAGTGGGAGTTGGTGATTGAGCGGACCAAGAATGGCGAACCGCGACGCATCCCGGTAGTCGGCGGGGCGCAGGCGGCGCTACAGGCGCAACTGGAGCGCGACCCCACGGGAGATGGATGGGTGTTCAAGGGCCGCACCGACGCCGCCCCTGCGAACATGGACAAGCCATGGCGATTTGTTCGCGATGCTGCCGGACTGGAGGACTTCCGCTTTCACGATCTACGGCACACGACGGCCACCTATCTGACCGACTGTGGTGCGACTCTGGCGCAAGTCGCGGCTGCGCTTGGGCAGAGCACGCTGGTCATGGCGTTGCGTTACAGCCACCAGAACACCGATCACGTCCGGGCGACGCTTGCCGGCATCGCGGACAAGCTGGGGGATGAGGCATGAGCACCAAAGACGCAGGGCTTGAGTTTCCGATGCCAGACGACGAATACCGAGAGGTCGCTGCAAGCCAGAGGCAGTGGGTGCGGGAAATGGCGGACACGCTTGAGCGCGGAGAAACGCTGAGCAAGTTGGATCTGAAAGTTGCAACTGCAATCCTGCGCGGATGGGCGGATAACTTGCCCGACAAGCAAAGGCGCAAGGCCGGGCAGGCTCCGAGGATCAACCCGAGCGATATCGCACTGGAGTTTGAGGCGATGACGAGAAACCCGAATATCCCCACAAGTGCGAACGCAGCAAAAGAGCATTTGGCGGAGAAATATGGAGTAAGCGTAGAGGCAATCCGCGCCGCGCTGGCGAAGAAGGGTAAAGCCGCGACCGAGTTCATGGAGTTCTTTGAAGCCCACGGCGCCGTGAGTTACAAGCAAAAAAAATAATAGGTTCCTAGAGGCGTTTCCCGTAAACGCCCAACCTGACCACACCGCCCAATAGTGGGCATAAGTGAGGCAGGTAGAAATGAAGCGCAATCTGAAATCCGTTACAGACTTCGCGGCTGCATCGCCGTTCTCCGAGAACCAACTGCGCTGGTATATCTTCAATGAGCGCGAAAATGGTCTAGCTGACCACGGCGCGATTGTGCGAGTTTGCCGGCGCGTCTATATCGACACCGAGGCATTCGAGCGCTGGATTGACTCGCAGCAGGCGGTGGCGGCATGAGCTGGCTGTCACTTGCCGAGTATCGCGCTCTGCTGCGCGAGGTTCCAGATGCCGGCCTGGACATTGTGTTGCAGAGCCATCTGGATAGTGCCGAGGCTGAGGTCGCGGGCTTTATCGGGTTCGACCCCGAGACCGAGTTCGGCAGCGCACTGGAGATCCCCGCAGACCTGCGGACGGCGGCCTATCTGATCGCCCAATGCCACTCCGACCAACTGCCGGTTCCCGAGGCTGAATACCGCCGGGGCGCGGCTGATCGGATCCTGCGCCGGCACCGCCGGGAGGTGGGCATCGCATGAATCCACAAAAGCAAAATCCGCCGATCATGGCGGACTTCGCGGGCGTCGTTTCTGGCGAGAGCCGACACCCAGATCATGCCAGCCCCTACAACCAACTGCAATGGCGTCTTTCCGCCTTCGCGCTCGCGCTGGACGCGGTACTGCCCGACCTGACGTATCTGCAACACGTAGTCGAGTTGGCCGCGCGCGGTGGGCCGATGCCGGGCGATTGCCCGCAGCGACTGTATCGGCTCGCGTTGAAGATGTTCGACCTGCGGCAGGTGCTGGAAACCCCGTTGCCGGAGGTGATGAGTGGACGGTGACCGCCTGAGCTTGGAGGAACGCGCCCGGAAGGAATCTGGCGCTATCAGTGGAGCGGACCTGTTGCGCGACGTGTTCGATTACATCGGGCGTTTCGTCGCGTACCCGGACAACGAGGCGCAAGTCGCGCACACGCTGTGGATCGCGCACACGCATCTAATGGACGCATGGGATTCAACGCCCCGTCTGGCGGTGCTGTCGCCCGAGCCTGGCAGCGGTAAAAGTCGCGTGTTGGAAGTGACTGAGCTGCTCGTCCCGCGCGCCGTGGAATCCGTCAACGTCACGCCCGCCTATCTGTTCCGCAAAGTGGGAGATGAAGATGGTCGCCCGACCATTCTGTATGACGAGATCGACACCGTGTTCGGACCCAAGGCGAAGGACAACGAAGAAATCCGGGGACTTCTGAACTCCGGCCATCGGAAGCATTCGACCGCTGGGCGCTGTGTCGTGCGAGGCAAGGAGGTGTTCACGGAGGAAATCCCCGCGTACTGCGCCGTCGCGCTGGCGGGCTTGGGCGGACTGCCTGACACGATCATGACCCGCAGTGTTGTCATTCGAATGAGGCGACGCGCACCACACGAGGTTGTCGAGCCGTACCGGCGAAGGATCAACGGGCCGGAAGCCGAGCGCATCGGCGCAAAGCTGGCGAAGTGGTCACGGCAGATCGAGGGCGACGTGACAGACGTGTTTCCCGAGATGCCGCCCGAAGTCCAGGACCGGGACGCGGACGTGTGGGAGCCATTGATTGCCGTGGCCGATGCGGCCGGAGAGGAGTGGCCGGAGCTGGCGCGTGTAACGGCTGTAACGGCTGTAACGGCAAAATCCGAAGGCGGAGGGAGCTTGGGAATCCAGCTACTCCGAGACCTGCAAAGGATATTCGGAAGCGCGGAAGCCATGTCGAGTCACGATATCGTCAACCGATTGAACAGCTTGGACGAATCGCCGTGGGGAGATCTACGTGGGAAGCCGCTTGATACCCGGAGCCTGTCCTATCGTCTAAAGCAGTATCAAATCAGCCCGACAACTGTACGGATAGGGGGAGAGCCGATGAAGGGATACAAGCGCGAGAGCTTGCACGATGCGTGGAGTCGCTACCTGTCTCCGTCCCCGGATTCTGCCGTTACATCCGTTACAAGCGTTACACCGTTGGACGAATACCGGAAGGTATCGGGCGGATTCTGAAATGGATAGCGGTGGAACAAGAGGTTCCATCGCTATTTCCGCGCAAATCGGCGCAATCCAGCAACAGCATCAATAGTCGCCAAGTGTCGCCATATATCGCCAGTAATGTTGTTTGCCAGCACGTGTTTACAGTTGTAATTGATACGACGGGAATCCCAAATTCAACCCGGAGTTTCAATGCAAATCCAGACCATCCGCGAGCAGAAGTCTGCCGCCGTATCCGAAGCCCGCGCCATCGTGGCCGGTGCTGAGAAAGAGAACCGCGCGCTCACTGCTGACGAGTCCGCCAAGTTCGACACCATCAAGACCCGCATCACCGAGCTGGAGGCCGCAGAGAGCCGCGCCAGCTTCCTGAGCGAGCAGGAACGCAACATGACGGGCGAGCCGGTACACGGCGACAACCGGGGCGGCCTGGAGTCGCGCGTATCGCTGCTGAACGTCCTGCGCGCCGGGATGGAGGGCCGCGCGATTGCCGGTGCCGAGGCTGAGATGCACGCCGAGCTGGAGCGCCGTCACGGGCCTGCCAAGCATGGCGGCATCCTTGTGCCGCTGTCTGCACTGGAGAGCCGCGCAACCACAACCACGTCTGCCGGTGACCTGGTGGGCACCGATCACCGCGATGACCTGTTTATCGGGCCGCTTCGTAATTCACTGCTGGTCAAAAACCTGGGCGTTCGCACTCTGAGCGGGCTGGTCGGCAATGTCTCGATTCCGAAAGCCGGGGCCGGTCTGTCGGTTGGCTGGGTGACTGAGGGGCAGGCGCTGCCGGAATCCGACCTGGACTTCGACGCCGTGACCCTTACGCCGCACTTCGTCGGCGGCATCACGGAAATGAGCCGCGCTTTGATCTTGCAATCTAGTCCTGCGATCGAGCGGCTGGTACGTGATGACCTGAGCTTCGCGATTGCCCAAGCCGTGGACAAGGCGATCATTGCCGGAACCGGAACCGGCGGCGAGCCGCTGGGCGTGATGAACCACCCCGGGGTCCAGACTGCCGACCTTCCGACGAGTTGGGCGGACATTCTGGACATGGAACAGATGCTCGCGGCGGTCAATATCGATCCTTCCGGCTGGTACACGTCACCGGGCGTGCTGACTGAGCTGCGCAAGGTCCTGAAGGCGACCACCGCCGGCAGTGACTACATCGCCACCGCGCGCACCATCGGTGAGCTGCCGGTTGCATCCAGCAACGCGGCACCGGCTGCAACGGCCATCCTGGGCGACTGGAGCCAAGTCCTGCTGGGCCAGTGGGGAAGTGTCGAGATTTTGGTCAACGCTTTCGCCGAGGGTCCATACCGCCGAGGCGGCGTACTGGTCCGGGCATTCAACGCCGTGGACGTGGCAGTACGTCACGAAGAAGCGTTCGTGGTCGCACCTGACCCGACCCCGTGAAGAAGGAAGTCCGAGCCGCCGCTGGTGTGACCGCCAGCGGTCGGCGTCTAGTCGGATACGTTGCGCGCTGGGATTCCCCGGCGCGTATCGGCACGTTCACCGAGACGATCAAGCGGGGCGCATTCGCGTCAACGCTGGCATCCGGTGATGACGTGCTGGCGCTGGCTGACCACGACGCCGCCGCCGTGCTGGGCCGCACGAAGTCCGGGACGCTGACGCTGCGAGAGGACGAACAAGGTCTGGCGTTCGACTTGGCAATTCCCGACACCCAGAAGGGCCGCGACCTGCTGGCACTGGCAGAGCGGGGCGACCTGGGCGGCTGTTCCTTTGGCTTCACCGTGAACGAAGGCGGGGACCACTGGAGCGGCGACACGCGCGAGCTGCGCAGCGTTCGATTGCACGAGGTGAGCATTGTCCAGAGCTGGCCGGCCTACGGACAGACGAGCGTGGAAGCCCGCAGCCTGCGACCCGATGACCAACTGGCGCTGTTGCGCTACTGGCTGGAGACCGTCCAATGAAGTGGCCGTTCCGCAAGGCTGAGACCCGAGCCGATAACGACCCGGCGGACCCGAGCTGGCAGGCGCTCATCAACCCCGGCAGTCTGAGCGGGTCCGGGCAGTTCGTGGATGCGCGGTCTGCCGAGGGCATCAGCACCGTATTCGCTGCCGTGAACCTGATTGCTGGGACTGTGGCGAGTCTGCCGGTGCACGTGTTCCAACGCCTGGACAACGGCGACCGGGAACGCGCAACGGACCATCCACTGACCCGGCTGTTGGCATCGATGCCCAACGGCACCCAGACCGCGTTCGAGATGCGAGAGCAGATGACCGCGCAATGCCTGCTGTCGGGCAACGCCTATGCCGAGATCCGATGGAACCGGGCCGGCGAGGTCACGGAGCTGCTGCCGATCGCACCGGCAGACGTGACCGTGGTGAAGCTGCCCAATAACCGGCACCGCTATGACGTGAACACCGATGGCCGGATGCGCTCGCTGCTGGCTGAGGAAGTGCTGCACCTGCGCGACCGCACCGAAGACGGACTGGTGGGCCGCAGCCGCGTCCAGGTAGCCCGCGAGATGCTGGGCGGGGCACTGGCGCAGCAAGCCTACGGCAACCGTTCCTGGGCCAATGGAGCGCGCCTGTCTGGCGTGTTGCAGACCCCGCATCAGATGACTGACGAGGGCATCAAGCGGCTGGGTCTGTCATGGCGTGAGCAGTTCAGCGGAAGCGACAACGCGGGCAAGACCGCCATTCTCGAAAACGGTCTGGAGTTCACGCCGCTGAGCATGAGCAATGAGGATGCCCAGTTCCTGCAATCACGGCAGTTCACCGTCGAGGAAGTCGCGCGGCTGTTCAACATTCCGCCCGTACTGCTGGCCGACCTGCGCCACGCCAACTTCAGCAACAGCGTGGAGATGATGCGGCACTTCGTGACCGTGACCCTGCGCCCGTGGCTGACCCGATGGGAGCAGGCATGGCATCGCTCGCTGCTGGGTCCGGTGGGGCGTGGCCGGTACTACATCGAGCATTCCGCCGAAGGGCTGTTGCGTGGCGACTCCAAGCACCGCGCTGAGTTCTACAAGTCCGGCATCGAGGCGGGATGGATGCTGCCGAGTGAGGCACGACGCCTGGAGAACCTGCCAGCTATCGAGGGGATCGACGATGCGCCCGACGTATGACCGACAGAGCACCCGCTACCTGCACACGGGCAGCAAGCAATGGCGAGCTATCCGCCGCGCACAACTGGAACGCTTCCCGCTGTGTGAGGACTGCAACGAGCCGGCCAACGAGGTCGACCACAACACCGACGACACGAGCCGCAACGAGATAGGCGTCGACCTGTCGAGCATGTGCAAGCCCTGTCACTCGCGACGCACCGCAGCAAGGGAGCGTGGCTATGTGCCGCGCATCGTGGGCTGTGACGTGGACGGCTGGCCGTTGGACCCGAATCACCCGTGGAACAACGAATAAAAATCGCCAGAGGGATGAGCCTGTTGGCACGCCGCCCAAGAGTCACGTAATCGCTATGGCCGAGGATGAAATGAGACAACTCCGAAGTGACAGCGCATCAGTAGCGGTCCAAGCCGCCCAGAACGCCGCACAAGGCACGCTGAGCCCGCCTGACCACGTGACCCTGCCCGTTGACGCGCTGCCCTTCTGGGAGGCGCTGATACGCAACCGTCCACGGCACAAGTGGAACGATGCTGACCTCGCAACCGCTGCACTTCTGGCGGTCTCGCAGATGCAGGCGGTCGCCATGATGACGGACCTGGAGCAGTTGGCCGTGGTGGACAAGCTGGGCCGGCGCATTGCGATGCTGTCCCGGCTGCTACACGTTCACCCCGAGGCCACCCAAGGCCGCGCCCGTGAGCAGGGGAACGGGCTGGAAGTCGAGCGAGAGGCAGAGACCGCACACGACCCGCTGATACCGACCTTGCGCGCCGTATCGTGAGCCGTGCTGCCCGCATCATCGAGTTCGTGGAGCGTTACTGCCTTGTGCCATCCGGCGCCGGCGTAGGTTCCCCGATGGTGCTGGCTGAGTTCCAGCAAGAGTTCATCCGCGACGTTTACAACAATCCGCATGGCACGCGCCGCGCATACCTGTCGGTCGGTCGCAAGAATGGAAAGACCGGGCTGATTGCCGCGCTACTGCTGGCGCATCTGGTCGGTCCCGAGGCAAAGCAGAACAGCCAGATCGTCTCCGGTGCGATGAGCAGGGAGCAAGCCGCGCTGGTGTTCGACCTTGCCAGCAAGATGGTGCAGCTATCCCCGCGCTTGTCCCAGATCATCCGCATCGTGCCGAGCGGCAAGCGCCTGCTGGGTCTGCCGCTGAATACCGAGTTCCGGGCACTGGCTGCTGAGGGTCGCACCGCGCACGGTCTGTCCCCGGTGCTGGCGATCCTGGACGAAGTAGGGCAGGTACGCGGTCCCCGGTCGGACTTCGTGGACGCGATCACGACGAGCCAAGGCGCACACGCCGAACCGCTGCTGCTGGTCATCAGCACCCAAGCCGCCAGCGACGCCGACCTGCTGAGCGTCTGGCTGGATGACGCCATCGCCAGTGACGACCCGCGCATCGTCTGCCATTTGCACGCCGCCCCGGAAGATTGCGAGCTGACCGACGAGGCCGCATGGCAGGCCGCCAATCCGGCGCTGGGGATCTTCCGCAGCCGTGACGACCTGGCCGAACAGATGAGGCAGGCGCAGCGGATGCCGAGTGCTGAGAACGCCGCCCGCAACCTGCTATTGAATCAGCGTGTATCGACCGATAGCCCGTTCGTCTCGCCCGAGGTCTGGAAGTCATGCGGAGCCGAGCCGCTGCCCTTCACGGGGCCGGTGTATGGCGGTCTGGACTTGTCGGCGCGCACCGACCTGACCGCCCTGGTACTGGTGGGCAAGGTCAACGGCGTCTGGCAGGTCCGCAGCTACTTCTGGACGCCCGAACAAGGGCTGGTGGAACGCGCCCGCAAGGATCGCGCGCCCTATGACCAATGGGTGAGCGAGGGCTATCTGAGGACGACCCCCGGCGCGTCTGTGGACTACGGCCACGTAGCCGCCCAGATAGCCGAGATCGTGGAAGGTCTGGACCTGCACGCCATTGCGTATGACCGCTGGCGCATCGACCTGCTGAACAAGGAGTTCGACAAGATCGGTATCGAGCTGCCGATGCTGCCGTGGGGTCAAGGGTTCAAGGATATGGGGCCGGCGCTGGACGTACTGGAAGCGGAGCTGTTGAACGCTCGCATCGCACACGGGATGCACCCGGTCCTGACCCTAAACGCCGCCAACGCCACGGTCACGAAAGACCCGGCAGGCAGTCGCAAGTTGGACAAGAGCCGCACCACGGGCCGCATAGACGGGATGGTGAGCCTTGCCATGGCGATGGGTGTCGCCCAGACCGCAGACGCGCCCGCTGTGGACCCCTACGCCGAACGCGGCCTGATTTTCATCTGAGGAACGAACATGGCATTCACCGCGCAACAGTTGAACCACAAAATCACGTTCGAACGGCTGGAAACGGTCATCGACCCGGTGACGGGCTACCGCACCGAGGATTGGGTCGAGGTCGCCAGCGCGTTTGCCCGAGTCGATCCAATGCTGGGACGCGAGCGGCTGGCATCCCAGCAGATCACCGCGCAAGAGGTGACAAAGTTCACGACCCGCTACCTGTCCAGCGTCACCCCGGCAGACCGCCTGATCTACAACGGCGAGGAATGGAACATGCAGTCGATTGTCAACGTAGGCGGTCGCAACCGCGAGACGCTGATCTACGCAACAAAGAATTAGCGGGTATAGGCCGGATGGGGTCCCGCGTGATCGTCTTAGCCCCCCGGTGACGGATTAGCTGCGAGTGCCGTCTCATGCAAAACCGCAGCAGCAAGGGCGCTGTGACATCCGCGTTGCGGACCGGGGCAGTTCGACCGGAATCCACACGGCGTGACCTTGCAACCGGACTCCTCTGCTGGAGACCACAACGCCCCGGCACGGGTGATCCTGCCGGGGCGTTTCTTTGCTTAGCCGCCCACCGGGTACTTGGGCGCGCCGGTCGACTGATAGTCGTCGTGAGCTGTTAAAACCTCGTCCGCCCAAGCAAACGCATTTTCTACAATGCGTCGGCGATTTTCGTCGCCGATCATCGGGCTGGTCTGGTCTTTGATCAATGCGGGCAAAATTGCCACAGCTATCTGTAAGCGATCCAT